CGTATCAAGACGAAGGTTATGTTGTCAACTATAATTGGGGTATGCAACTTAATTTTAGTGTACCCCTTGATGGTGGTATGGTAGAAACGTGTAAACAAATAGCAAAACGACACGAACAAAAGATGCGCCTTGATTATGAACTTGTCAGAGCACTTAAATGCACAGAGATCATGAAGTCAGGTTTTACCTTTCGTCCTGGTTCCCGTGTAGAAGTACTTTGTCATGATATTGTCCCAATTGTATCTTTAAAATAATGCTAGAAGCGACAGTAGCGGTATCGATCGCTATCGCAACTGGCGTTGGAGCAGTACTCACCCGACAAAACCAACGCTTGTTGGATTTAGACAAAAGACTTGATGGTGTTGAACTTCGTGTTGCAGAAAAATATGTACAACGACAAGAATTAACCCAACACCTTGACAAGATTGAAGCGCATTTGTTACGTCTTGAATCAAAATTAGATAAATTAACTACTAATGGCTAACAAAAAAGCAACAGAAAACCAGTTTAATGAGCTGCATAATCTTGTAACAAAAGAGTTTCTAAGCCGTATTAAGTCGGGTGAAGCTACTACTCAAGATTTAAAAGCAGCTTGTGACTGGCTAAAAGCAAATGACATTAGCGGTGTTGCCTACGAGGGTAACCCACTTGACAAACTTGCAAACGTAATCCCGCAAGTTGACCCTGAACTCGTTCAAAGTAGACTCTATGGCAAAAGGTAAAACAGCACAGCATTACGCAAAGAATGCTGCTTCACGTGCTAAACACGTACGTGACAACTCACCTGGTGGCAAATATGCACATTCAAAAGCATACAAACGTGAACACTCTAAAGCCCGCCGCGCTGCCGGTATTATGGGTAAAGGTGGTCCCGACATGAGCAAAAAGAATGGAAAACTTGTCAAAGAAAGCCTTAAAATCAATCGTGCACGTGGAGGTGCCAAACGTAAATGACTCCACTTCTGCCGACACCTGATCACTACTTACATCATTTAATGACCATGACTAGCTCTGAAGCAACCCGTCTTTGGCGTAAAGCCGTGAAGGAACTTTTCGACTGTACATGTGTTTATTGTGGAAAATCTTATGAATTACATGAACTTACTCTTGATCACGTTAAGCCTCGCTCTCTTGGCGGGGAAACGATTACGAGCAACATCGTACCAGCTTGTACCTGTTGCAATCAAAGAAAAGGTAGTGATGAATGGCAGGGATGGATGAGGACAGAATTTGGAGTCAACAGACTTCGTGAACACATTATTTTATCGCATATTAACTAATGGACGCTTTTAAAGCAGGCGGCGGTAATGCTGCATTACAGAAATTGCTAAAACAAAGAGCTGGATCAGCTAGATTTTTTATTAATGCTAACCATCCGCTTAATGTTAAACCTGAAAAAGGGTATACTCCAGAACAAATTGCCTCAGCTCGGCGTGTAATTGAAGCTAGAGGCCGTAAAGCATTAGCTCAACAAAACGCAAAAAAATTGGGAGAAGGTAAAGGAAGTGACTATACCTATTCAGGTAATCAAGTTTTTGAAAAAGGTAAATTAATTGGAAACATGGTTGAAGGACGTTTTGTTCGTATTCCTTCCAAACCTACTAAAACAGCTACACCTAAAGCAGAAACATCTAAACCACCTAAAGCAGCAGCACCTGTTACCCCTGTTTCCAAAACAGAACCAGAAACTCCTGCTTCAAACACACGACTTGATCCGGCACCTGCGCCTGCAAAAGAAGTCGTTCCTGCTCCTTCTCAACGTTCACTTAAAATTAAAGAAGCACGTACTAAATACAAAGACTCCCCATTTAAACAGTGGGCTCACGCTAATAAAGCTTTAGCTAAAGCACTTAAACCTGGACAAGTTGGTTACGAACAAGTTCAAGAGTACTTTAAAGAACAACAAGGGCTTTCTAAAGCTGGTCAATTAGGTTGGCAGGGTCGTCAAGGAATGCGTTAATTATGACTGTAGCAAAAGCCGTAGCTAGTGCCATTACTGAAGGGTTTGGAAGTCCTTCTAAAAAAGTACTTGAAGCTTTAGCTGACGCTAAAACTGGTGGTGCGATTAAACGTATGGAGTTAGAAAACTTAAACGCACGTCAATATCGCACAGTGCCTGAACAACAACAGTTTTTGCAAGAACAGCTTGGTGAAGTACCAACAACCCTCAGTAACCGCACTGCTGAACTAGAAGCAAGAGTTAAAGAAGGTACTCTTGACCGTATGCCACAGGATCGTATTGAAGCAATTCTGCTTGGCACTAATAAATTTACCGATGAAGGTGGTGTAAACCGTATTGTACGCCGGTTTCACTCTGAAAAATTACCGTTAGGCAGGACTAAGCAAGAAATGCTTAGGCCAAAACAACGTGGAATGACGACCCGTCTTGAACGTGAAGAACGTTTGACACCTGAAGGTGACCAAGGTTTTTATCTTGGAACACCTGAAGGTTCACACGCTTATCATTGGAATCCACTTAAATTAATGGATGAAGTTACTAACGGGTTAACAGATAAACAACGTAAGAGTTTTATCAATAAAGTGCAAAAAGATTTGGGAATTTATTCGGGTAATCACATTGCTAATTTACGTCAATTGCCAGATTCTATTCACACTGTTTTACACAAACGTCTTGATAAAGCTTTTCAAGCAATGACGGGTAAGTCTCTTCAAAATTTTAAAATGAGTTTTGATGAAGGCAAAACGGGTATACAACAACGTATGGAATTTATGCGTATGTTTAAAGAAGTGCTTGAAGAAGAAGAACGTTTTATCTTTAGCGAAATGATGAAAAAAGCGCACCCTAACAGCGCCTGGAACACCGGTCTAAACCGTTAACCATACAAACACACACAACATGCCACGTAGACGCCGTACAGCGCCGTCTGAGGGTGTCTCCGTAGTTAAATCACTACAAGATGATTTCAGGTTGTTCCTTCAAGCTTTGTGGGGACAACTTGAACTTCCCTCTCCTACACGCGCACAATATGCCATTGCAGACTATTTACAAAATGGTCCTAAACGACTCCAAATTCAAGCCTTCCGTGGTGTCGGTAAGTCTTGGATTACTGGAGCGTTTGTACTTTGGACTCTCTTTAATGATCCTGAAAAGAAAATCATGATCATTTCTGCTTCTAAAGAACGAGCAGACAACATGTCTATCTTCCTTCAGAAGCTTATTATTGAAACACCTTGGCTAACCCACCTGAGACCTAAAAATGATGACGCTCGCTGGAGCCGTATTAGCTTTGATGTTGCTTGCTCTCCACACCAAGCACCGTCTGTCAAATCGGTAGGTATTACCGGTCAGTTGACTGGTAGTCGTGCTGACCTGATGATTCTTGATGACATTGAAGTCCCTGGTAACTCAATGACAGAATTGATGAGGGAAAAACTCCTTCAGTTGTGTACAGAAGCTGAATCTATTCTTACACCAAAGGACGATTCACGTATTATGTTCCTAGGGACTCCACAAACAACCTTTACAGTCTACCGTAAGCTAGCTGAGAGGGCCTACAAGCCCTTTGTTTGGCCTGCTAGGTACCCAAGGTCCATTAAGGGTTACGAGGGCCTTCTAGCGCCTTCTCTGATGGAGGACATTGAACAAGGTGCAGAACCTTGGACAGTAACAGATCCTGATCGATTTGACCACGAGGATCTAATTGAGCGTGAAGCGTCCATGGGACGGTCGAACTTCATGCTCCAGTTCATGTTAGATACGACACTTAGCGATGCTGAAAAATTCCCTCTCAAAATGGCTGATCTTATTGTCACTAGCGTCAACCCTACCACAGCTCCTGATAGTATTGTCTGGTGCAGCGACCCAAGTAACGTCATCAAAGAACTCCCGACTGTTGGATTACCTGGAGATCATTTCTACAGTCCAATGTGCATCCAAGGAGAATGGCACCCTTACCAAGAGACAATCTGCTCAGTTGACCCATCGGGTAGAGGCACAGATGAGACAACAGCAGCTTATATCTCCCAGCGTAATGGTTTTTTGTACTTGCATGAAATGCGAGCTTATAGATCTGGATACTCAGACGAAACGTTACTTGACATTTTAAGTGGGTGTAAAAAATATAACGTGTCATCTCTTGTAATTGAAACAAACTTTGGTGATGGTATCGTTGCAGAGTTGTTTAGAAAACACATGCAAAACACTAAACAAAATATTGGAGTAGAAGAAGTACGTGCAACAGTCAGGAAAGAAGATCGTATTATTGATTCCCTTGAGCCTGTTCTTAATCAACACCGCCTTGTGGTTGATCGTAAAGTCATCGAGTGGGATTATAAGTCCAACCCAGATGAAGCTCCAGAAAATAGACTCCTCTACATGCTCTTTTATCAAATGAGTCGTATGTGTCGTATGAAAGCAGCAGTTAAACATGACGACAGATTAGATTGTTTAGCTCAAGGTGTTAAGTATTTTACAGATGCCATGGGTATCTCTGAAAAAGCTGCAGTTAAACAACGACAACTAGAAGAGTGGAATGATTTACTTCAATCAATGATTGATGATCCACAACAATCTGCTAACCATTTGGTGTTTGGAATGAACGCTGAACAGCGCCGACAGGCGCGAAATAAGACATCAGTCCACAACTGGGTTTAGGCAGGGTCCCCATCTATACAGGGGAGAGAAGGGTGGACTCGAACCTGTAATTGGGGAAGACATCAAAACCTTCCCCTTTACTTATGTCCTAAGTGAATGAACGACACACATTTATGTGTGGAGTGAAATGAACGTGTGAATGGACATACTTTAAGTACATATATAACTTATATGTTATGGATATAATTAATTACATATATAAATTAATTACAGTACTATTAGTAGGGTGTATGAATCCTGCTAACTGGTCTCAATGTATTAACATAAGTCATTGGTTTCCACCTTATATCAATGACTACAAACAACTCATTCAAAACCCACCTTATACGAATGAACAACGTATCCTTAATTCACTCGACTCCAGACGGAGAACAATTGATAGCTTACATGGCACGGGTGTCCAATCCAAATAACCAAGACAACCCTTCTTACAGTAAGTTAATTAAATACCTTATAACACATAAACATTGGTCTCCATTTGAAATGGTTAATATGTGTGTAGAAATAAAGACAACCCGAAGTGTTGCTGCTCAAATTCTACGACATAGATCATTTAGTTTTCAAGAATTTAGTCAACGGTATGGTAAAACAGATAGAGCATTACCGACAGATATTCGTAGACAAGATAAGACAAATAGACAAAATAGTATTGATAACATGGACCTATATACAGTCCAAGACTTTCAAATTAAACAACAGTCTTTATTTGATATGTCTTATAAGTTATATGAGGAGATGTTAGCAGCAGGAGTAGCAAAAGAATGTGCAAGAGATGTATTACCTCTCTGTACTCCTACTAAACTTTATATGAATGGTACGTTACGGTCTTGGTTGCATTATTGTGACCTTAGGTGTGCTAATGGTACGCAAAAAGAACACAAAGATATTGCTGATGCTTGTAAAGAGTTGATTAAAGAGGCTTTCCCTGTTGTTTATGAGGCTATGTGGTCATGATGTGTAATGTTATTCTTGGTCTTTGTGTCGTTGGTGGTATGCAGGTTGGTCCTGATGCGTACGTGTTGCAGGTTATGGATGTAGAACAATCTATT